GCTTACTTTAGTTCTGTAAGCTTCATTTAATGTGTCGAAATCTTTTCCGGTCATGTAAATATTTATTAATGCCGCGCCAAAAAAAAGAGGATAAGTTCTATTTAGGTAATAAAGATTTGCCTAACGCTAATATGGAGTTTGAATGGACTCCAGAAATGGTAAAGACTCTTAAGAAAGCAAAACAAAATATTTTGTATTTCGCAGAGAACTTTTTTTATATAGTTAACCTAGATAGAGGTAAAATAAAAATAGAATTATACTCTTGTCAAAAGAGAGTTTTACGTAGTTTGAGAGATAATAGATTTGTAGCTTGTCTTGCTTCTAGACAGACAGGGAAAACTACAATGATGACAATCTATGCACTATGGATAGCGTGTTTCCAAGATGACCAACGTATATTGATTGTAGCTAACAAAGAACAAACCGCTATTAATATATTTTCTCGCGTACGTACAGCATATGAAAAGTTACCTAACTATCTTAAACCTGGGGTACTCGAATACGGTAAAACATCGATGAAATTAGCAAATGGTAGTAGTATAGGTATTAGTACTACAAGTTCAGATGCTGGTCGTGGTGATTCTTGTAATGTATTAATTCTAGACGAGCTCGCGTTCATTCCAAATAATTTAGTAGATAGCTTTTGGAAGTCAGTTTACCCTATTATATCAAGTTCAAAAAAATCAAAAATATTCGTAGCGTCTACCCCAAACGGTAGTAATAATCTTTTTTATAATTTATATACTGACGCAGATAATGGTAAGAGTAACTGGAAAGCAGAAAAAATATTATGGGATGAAATACCGGGTCGTGATGAAGCGTGGAAGCAAGATACAATACGTTCGATAGGTAGTGAAGAAGCCTTTGCGCAAGAGTTTGAATGTAAGTTCTTAGACACTGGTGATTCGTTTATTGATGAAGTATTCTACGCTAAGCTCTCAAGTGAGACAAAGGATCCAGAATATCTCTTTGATGATGGTTGTTATAGTGTTTGGGAAGAACCGAATAAAGAAAACTTATATACAATCGGGGTTGATGTCGCAGAAGGAGTTCAGCAAAACTATAGCGTTATACAAGTATTAGATATAACAGATTTACAAAATATAAAACAAGTTGCTGAGTATGCGAGTAATCAAATTAATCCATTTGAGTTTACAACTAAAGTAAGAGACATATGTTATCACTGGGGTACACCACCTGTGTTAATAGAACGAAATAATTGCGGTAGCCAAGTTGTAGATAATTTATACCACCAATACAATTACAGAAATATAGTAAATTGGTCACCTAAAGTTGGTCAGGTAAAGTTTGATAGATTAGGAGTATACGCTCATACGAATACCAAATACAAAGGTATAACTAATATGAGATATTGGGTTAATGAATTAAAATGTGTACAATTAAAATCTAAACTCGCTGTTGAAGAACTTAAAAACTTTGTACGCTACCCAAACGGGTCATGGGCCGCACAACCTGGGTATGATGCAGATGATAGAGTAATGGCTTTGACGTGGGCATTATTAATATTAGAAAATAGTATTGTACAACGATATTACAATGTACTAGATATTGATAGTAATCAACGTCCAGCTAAGCTAGAACTTGGCGCATATATAGATCAAAAGTTTAGTAATTTCTTGCAAGATTATAAATATCAAGATATAGATGATAGTTGGAGTCCCCCGCCAGTTTACTTTGAAGACATAAATATTTTTGGCGACGGTGAAGTAAATGATATAGAATTATTAGAAGCTGAAGGCTGGACAAAAGTATGAAACAAGCACCTCTAAATAAAAATAGACAAGATAAATTTATCTTAGTTTTAAACTTACCTGAAGGTATAAAAGAAATTACAGATAATATAAATAGAAACACTAATCGCATTAATGCTAATAGTTTAGAAATATCTATTACCGGTACCGTTACTCCGTCTATTATTGTACCAGAAAAGGTTATCCCGTATGGTGCTCAATCTATTAAAGTTAGCTCTCACACAAGATCTCCATATAGTGAATTTGATTTTAATTTTAAAATAGACAACGAATATTCAAATTATTGGGCAATATATAAATGGTTAGACGTAATCAATGATGTACAATTAGGTACAGTAAATGAAGATGAAATTATAAAATATAGTAACCCGTCCCAATTACTTTCTGTTTATTCCTCTAACTTAACTGTTTACGGTTTAGACGAATATGAAAATAGAAAAATACAGTGGGATTACGTAGGAGCTTTTCCTACAGCTTTATCTCAAATACTGTGGGATTATAACAATACAGATGAAATAGTTGCAGGAGCAACATTTTCGTTTACTAGACTTGAATCTAAATTAATTTAATTACACTAACCACTTTTTATAAGGGGTTGTTCTGAGGTACTCTACCATCTCTGTAAAATTCTCTACCTTATATGACATTTGCGTGTAATTTTGTTTAGTTGATCCTCCCCAATCAAGTAGTGTCGTAGGACTATCCGGTACATTTAAAAAGTTATAAATATCTTTAAAAGCGGTTGTGTTTGTTGTGTCTGTATAGTCAATTGTAAGTAATGGTCCTTGTACAGTCCTCAATGCATAATCATAAGCTAAATTATCTTTTTTTAAAAAATTAAGAAACCCTTTTTGATCAAATCTCATTTTTGTACCATGTAATTTTGTACCTAACCAGTTTTTACTCTCCACTGTCGCGATCGCGCCAATCTTATTTGAAATATATCTCTCTAACGGGTTCCTAGTGATAAGAATTTTTTTTATTTCATTATTTCTTAAAAGTTTTCTGTATAGTCTTTCTGTTTCCGGTCGGTGGTTACTGAATATAAATTTAAAGCCTGTTAAGGGGTTTGAAGGAAGCTCTTTTGTTTTATTCCATTCTTTTGCTATTTGATTATATATCTTAACTGAATCTTCTGTTTTATATGTCTGTACATATTCTTCATACTTAGGTCTGTAGAAATGCTCTAATTGACAATGTATATTAGGATGTAAGTCTAACATAGAGCATAAAAGACTTGAACCAGATCTCGATGGTCCGATGATTACAAAATCAATTAACTCCATCACTAATCAAAACAATAACTCATTACCATGTTTGTCTTATAACTACACTGAGGCATTTTATTTTTAATTGCTATAAATTCCTCTTCTGTTATAAAACCTTGCTTGTAAGATTCTCCTTCTATACAACCAATCATAGTTTGAGTTCTATCTTGAATAGACTTTACATACATAGAAGCTGCAAATAAATCATCTGGATTACCAGTGTCAAACCAAGCGTAGTTACTATCTAACTCACTGTAGCACAACAAGTTATCATTTAAATAACTTTTATTTAGGTCAGTAATTTCTAATTCTCCTCTAGCAGATGGTGTGAGATTTCTAGCTCTTTCTCCAGCGGTCTTATCATAAAAATAAATTCCAGTCGCTGCAATATTACTTTTTGGATCCATGGGTTTTTCTTCTATAGATTTGACAGCTTTACGTCCATCAACATCATTTGTCTCTATTACCCCGTAGTCACAAGGGTTAGACACTCTATAACCTACAACATGTGCTCCACAATCTTTTGACCAATTAAAAGGTTCTATACCTGTAAAAATATTATCTCCTAGAATTAGACATACATCATCATCTCCTTGCCACTCTTCAGCTATAATAAGAGCTTCTGCAATACCTTTTGGAGCTGATTGAATTTTGAAAGTAAAATTAATTCCAAGATATGGCTTACTCTTTCCGTCTTCTTGTTTAAACAAAGAAAGTAGATGCGGATATGCTGCACCGTTCGTGATGATCATTACATCCTTTATCCCTAGTTTTATTAAAGTAGAAAGCGGATAATAAATTGTAGGCTTATCATAAACAGGAAGAAGTTGTTTTGACACAACTTTAGTTGACGGGTAAACTCGCGACCCAGTACCGCCAGCTAGAATTATACCTTTCATATATTTATATTATAGTATCTATTTTGCGAAATCAACTAATTTATTGGGCTGAGATACAATAAATAATTTTAAAGGTTAACTATGAGTAGAAGAACAATCCAATCACCTGGTGTAGAAATTAGAGAAATAGATTTGACACAGCGCGCTGCAGGCCCTGTAGGTACAAGTGTATTTATCGCTGGTTTCTCTAATCAAGGACCTACAGATGAAATTTTTAATGTAGGCAGCTTTTCTGAATTCGAAGAGATTTACGGAAAACCAACCACAGCCGCTGAGAGATATTTTTATCATTCTGCTCGCCAAGTCTTTAACAGCGACGCCAATGTTTATGTCTCTAGATTACCATATGGTACAACTACTGGTGATGACGG